GCAAACTCTTTGAGTGCGTAGAAATACGCCGCTGCATAGTTAGCATGAAGCACAGCAATAACTGGCGAAGCATCCTGTTGTGCCGCCACTGCGTATCGGGCTGACTGTCTGATAAGTTTTTCTATAGCCTTATTCATACCACGAGTTTTGTTTTTCATCACGAGATAAAGTACAAAAATTGTAGCTATCAGATAAAGATAAGCCATCTTCTATCTATAAGTATGAAAATAAAATGGAGGTACGTGTGCGCTGCGTGCCTCGCACCACTTGATCCATACTATACAGGGTGTAAGGGGTATGAATTGATGCTCTTTGACAAATACCTTCAAGATACAAATCTACCATTTGAAAATAACAATACCCACAATTGGAAGAATACCCGTGTGTGTACATGTTGCTACGAAAGGGGGAGTATCAAATTCAATCCACGAATTGACGCTCTTAGACAAATTGGTGCCATTAAGAGTATCGCACCTAAAACGAAGTCTGTTAGTAGAGATGAAATGAAAATATGGGTCAGGAATTTTTACAAGATTCTCGAAGAGAATAAACCTAAGTAAAGAGATGACTCTATAAAAATTAAAGAAAGATGGGAGAGAGTGTTCAAAAGCTCACACACATCGAACATGTCCTTAAAAGACCGGATTCATATGTTGGTCCAGTGGACCTCAGTTCTGAACCGTACTGGCTTCATCACAAGACTGATAACAAATTCAAGAAGAAGAGCATCAATTATTCACCGGCTTTACTTAAGATTTTTGACGAAATCCTTGTCAACGCGATTGACCGCAACTCATTACATCCGAAACACGTTACGAGCATCTCGGCGAGGATAGACAAGGAGACTGGTTCTGTGACCATCGAGAACAATGGACCTCTCGGCGGTATCAGTGTTAAAATGCATGAGAAGGAAGGTGTGTGGAATCCAGAGCTCACATTTGGTCATCTTCTCACGAGTACAAACTACGATGACAATAAGAAGCGGATTGTGGGTGGTCGAAATGGATACGGTGCCAAATTGACAAACATTTACTCATCAGCGTTTTTTGTGGTGATCAAGGACAGTGAGACAAAACAAACATACTGTCAAAAATGGGAAAATAATATGACTGTGTGTCATCCTCCAAAAATTACAAAACATTCTGGTTCAATTTCTTCAGTTTCAATTACTTTTATTCCAGATTGGAAAAGATTTGGTATGAAATCTATGGACAACAACATCTACAAGATTTTTGAAAAGCGGGTATGGGACGCAAACATCTGTACAACCCCCAACTGTAAGGTTAAGTTTCAAGGTGAAGCACTCCCCAAGACTTCTTTTGAAGCGTATGCCAAAATGCACGAAGGTGTGACGGATGTGTGTTCGGTGACCACGGATCGCTGGTCAGTGTGTATTGGTCCTTCGGAGAATGGTCTTGAGCAAGTGTCTTTTGTGAATGGTATCTGTACGTCCAAGGGTGGAACACATGTGGATCATGTGGCGTCGTACCTCGCTTCGGGTATCATCGATGAGATGGCAAAGAAGATCAAGTTGAAGCCACAACAAGTCAAGAACACTTTCAACATTTTTGTGAAGGCGACCCTTGAGAATCCGACTTTCTCGAGTCAAGTCAAATCTGAATGTACCTCAAAGGCTCAAGACTTTGGGAGTAAGTTTGAACCACCCAAAAACTTTGTGAAGAATGCTCTCAAGACTGGTATCAGCGATGAACTCACAGCTTTGTCAAAATTCAAAGAGATGAAAGAACTCAAGAAGACGGATGGCGCTCGAAAGTCCAAAATTACTGGTATTCCCAAGTTGGACGACGCAAACAAGGCTGGTACAGCGCAATCTGGAAAGTGTACACTCATCGTGACGGAGGGTGATTCGGCAAAGACTCTCGCCGTTGCGGGACTTTCGGTGGTTGGTCGTGATCACTATGGCGTCTTCCCACTCCGTGGTAAATGTAAAAATGTACGAGACGCTTCAGTGGCACAATTGACATCAAACCAGGAGTTCAATGATCTCAAAAAGATTTTGGGTCTTCAACAAGGCAAGGATTATCAAGATGTTTCTGAACTTCGCTATGGTCGCCTCATGATTATGACCGATGCGGATAATGATGGTTCACACATCAAAGGTCTCATTCTCAACATGATTCACTACTTTTGGCCCAGTCTCCTCAAATTGGGTTTTGTGGTCTCAATGGTCACACCAATTATTAAGGCTTCCAAGGGTGGGCAGTCAAAGTCTTTCTATACCGACTCTGCTTTTAGAGCTTGGTATGGTAATGGACAACCTGGGTGGAAAATCAAGTACTACAAGGGTTTGGGTACTTCAACCTCGGCCGAAGCCCGAGAGTACTTCAAGAAGATTCAGGACTTGACTGTGAAGTTTGACATGGATATTATGACGGACAAATCCATTATTCTCGCGTTTGACAAGAAGAAGGCCGATGACAGAAAGTCGTGGCTCTTGGAAAGCACCGCAAAGGATCCAAAAGAGCTGGAAGTTCCCTACGGTTCAGTCAAGAACTTGAGCATCACACATTTTGTCCGCAAAGACTTGGTCAATTTCAGCTTGGCAGACTTGAAGCGTTCTATCGCGCACATGGCAGATGGTCTCAAGCCTTCACAGAGGAAAGTCATGTACGCATGCTTCCACAAGAATCTCAAAGATGAAATGAAGGTGGCACAATTGGCGGCATATGTTGCGGACAAGTCGGCGTACCATCACGGTGAAGTCTCCCTCGCAGACACAATTGTCAAGTTGGCGAATGACTACACAGGTTCAAACAATATCAATCTTCTTGAGCCATGTGGTCAATTTGGTACGCGACTCATGGGCGGTAAGGATGCGTCTCAAACGAGGTACATTTTCACAAAGTTAACCAAGGAGGCTCGCAAGATCTTTGATCCTCGGGATGATCCAGTTCTCAACTATCTCGACGATGACGGTCGTTCCATTGAACCAGACTTTTACATGCCAACTTTGCCAATGGTTCTTGTGAATGGAACGGAAGGTATCGGTACGGGTTTCAGTTGCTATGTTCCACCATTCAATCCCAAGGATATCAAGGAGAATATCGGAAGAGCTTTGAGCGGCCTCGACTTCAAAGAAATGACTCCATGGTTTAGGGGTTTCAAGGGTAAAGTTTTCAAGGAAGATGGCACATGGATTACAGAAGGTGTGTGGCGAGACACTGGATCAAGACTCAAAGTCACTGAGTTGCCACCAGGTCGTTGGACTCAAGACTACAAAGAGTATCTTGACGGTCTCGTGGAAAAGAAAGTCATCTCAGGATTCACCAACAATTCAACGACCGAAGATGTTGATTTTGAAATCATGGGCTACAATGGGAAAGATCTCGTGAAGGACCTCAAGTTGAGAAAGTCATTCCATACATCCAACATGCATTTGTTTCACCCAGTGAAGGGTATCTACAAGTACTCAAGTCCCGAAGAGATTCTCAAAGACTTTGTGGATCTTCGTATTGAACATTACAATAAGAGGAAAGAACACCTCATCAAAGTGCTTGAAGTGAGATCCAAGATGTGTGGATACAAATCAAAGTTTGTCACAATGGTCATTGAGGGGCAAATCATAGTCTTCAAGAGAAAGAAGGACGACCTTGAGCGACAATTGGCTGGCATCTTCCCCAAAATCAATGGAAACTTTGACTATCTCCTCAACATCAAGACTGTTCAGTACACCGAAGAATGTGTACAAGAACTCCTCAAAGAATCAAAACAAGCGAGGGAAGAACTTGAAATTATGAAGGGTACTTCACACATTGACATGTGGAAAATGGATATTAAAAATATGTAAGCAATAGTAGGTATGGGTGAAGCTGCGAAAATTTCGCTCAAGGCTATTGGGAAGCAAGACACGTACTTGCTTTCCAAAGATCCAGACGAGTCCTTCTTTAATTATACCACTGATCGGAGACATTCTGACTTTAGAAAGTATCACAGGAGTAAAAATGTTGTTAAGCCTGGGAACGCAAAACCTTCGTGGCCATTTGGAGAGACAATCAAAGTACAATTCAACCCCACAAACATGGGAGATCTCTTGAGTAATATGTATTTGAGTCTAACACTTCCTGGTATATCTGACGGGAACTACGCAGATCAAGTAGGAAGACATATTCTTAAAAGTGTGACAATGTTTGTGGATGATATCGAAGTTGAGAAAATACACGACGATTGGGGAATTATCTATGACGATCTTTATCTAGAAATATCAGAAAAAGTAGCAAATAGATTTCTTGTAAATAGAAACCTTGGTTTTGATGATGCACCGACAAGTACAAGTGTTGCGCAATATGATGCGGACCTGGTGATACCCATTCACTTCTTTTTTTCACGTAAATTTGCAAGTGATGAATATGGAACCAATAAACCGAACCGACCATACTTTCCAGTGTGTTCGATATTTCGTCAAAAGATTGAGTTTGAATTTGAGTTCCACAAACAAACATTCTTCACAAATACAACTGATACAGTGACACTTCCATCATTCAATATTGTAACTGAAGAAATAACTGTGAGTCCAGATGAAAGGAAATTTCTTGCGAGTGAGAGGCAGGTCTTTATAACCGATCTTGTAAGAAAACACTCAGTGGCGGTGAGTGAACTTAATGAAGATACTATAAAGAATAACCTTGTCCCAAACATTCCAGTAAAGTGTATTCATTGGTTTTTGAGAAATACAATTTTTGAAAACGAAGATGATGCACAAGGTAGTGGTTCGGGTGGTGAGTATCTGTACGAAAATAGATTTAATTTTTCAGCGACATTGGATTTCCAGGGTGAAAATACAACTCTCTACCCAATCATGAAAGAGGCGTCATTTTATATAAATGGAAACAGATTACCTGAATTGACAAAAACTGGTCACGAATATTACAAATTTCTAATTCCATATCAAAAAAGGTTATCCAGACCAATACGAAATATCTATA